AGCAACTTGTCAATCTCTGACCCCTGCTGCCGCTCTGCGATGTCGTTGTACTTGGCGTGTATCTGCGTGGGCATGTTGGCCAACACGTCGTCACGGCTGACAGACCCCGCAGAGAACGACAGGAATGCTTTCCTGGCACTCGCTGATGAACCATGCAAGATCTCACGCACTGTGCGATTGACCAGAGCATCATCATACTGGCTGTTGTGAATCGGTCGCTTTCCCTGCGGCAATGTGTACGAAGCGACATCATCCTCACCACCGAAGATTGCAGCTTTCGCAAACAACTCTTCTGCATTGGTCAAGGTACTCAAGAGCTTGGGGTCCTTCACGTTGTTGCGACCAACCACATCGTCGGCAGCACCTGTCAATGCAAGCTCGACGCTCTGCAGGACAGCACTCTTGTGGCTGGTGTTGCTCCCCAGCAGAAGTGTCTTGGGATACAGCTTGATGCTGTAGGTGTCACCGTTTGGGTCTTTGATGTTCGAATCCACACGGTTGACATAGATGGGGGTGAGTTTGGCTTTTGCCATAGGGTTCTCCGGGGTTGATGTAACTCAATAACGTGTCGTTATGATAAGGTCAAAATACCGTCGCGTCAAGCNCCTCCTCCATTTACTTCCCATTCCTCCCACGGTNCTTCGATCTCCTCGTCAAACTGGCGGTTGATGTCCTGTTCAAACATCTCATCGGCCATGCTCTTGGCAACGTTCTTGCGGTGCCCCGTTGCCTCCTTCTCCGTTGATGCGTCCAGCTGCAGAGTGGCCCAGTTTTTCCAGTTGTCACCGGGCAGTACTGTGACACCCAAAATCTTAACGAAGGTGTTGGTCGTGGGTGACCATGCAAATGCGTGCTTGCCTTGTTGAATGAACCCCTCGACGATTTGCGCTGTGGCTTTGCCAAGCGCCTCATTCACATCAAACATCGGAACCACGATGCCATGGAAGAAGGGGGTACCATCATACTGACATCCGCAAGGGACGTCGTAGCACCACCGCTTCCAGCCACCCAAGCCAGCAGCACGTTGTTCGAAGTCATCGCGACCGGGAACAACTTTGGTGACCCAGTCTGGTTGCACCAATGCTTGGGTCAAAGCAGCTGTCCAACCATCGATGGCGGCGTCGGGTGTTTGGCGCGTGTGCGCCAAGAAGTATCGTGCTTCAGGCATAGTATTCTCCTTAGACATCCTTTAGGGTTTTGCCGAAATCGGCTTCTGCTGTGACGGGAACCTCCCAACCGGGAAGCTCCAACGTCATGCATTCTTCAATCGTCTTGGCGGCGTCTTCGACCATCGCCTCTGGCACTTCCACCGCAATCGAGTCGTGGCACTGATGTATCATGCCGGTACCAGGACCAGCGAAGTTGAACGGGAACGCCTCCATTACACGGTGTTCTGCAATACGCATGAGTGAGGACTCAGCAGCGAGGATGGGGAAGTTCACCACCTCATTCAGTTTGCCATCGGATAGGGAGCCACTACGCCGCCCAAACACAGGCTCCTCCATATGGTTCTGTTGGTCGAATGCCCGTTGCATCTTGTCCCATGCTTGACCCCACTCAGGCTCGGACTCCATCCACTTCTGATGGATGACACGGACTTCGCGCTGGGTCATCGCCATGTAGGGCAACTTGGCATCATCGGTCTCGGTTGACGTAAGCACTTGCCAAATGGTAGCTGGCGAAGCTCCATAGATACTCGCATAGCGAAAGGTCTTTGAGATGTCACGCATCGCCTTGGCATCCCCGCTGCTGGGCTTACGGTACAAGCTGAACCCATCAGGTCCCCAGCCACTTGCCCCCTTGAACTTGCTTCCAAAGACATGATACGCCAAGGTGTTGTGTGGGTCTTTGCCCTCGAGGAAGCATTCGAGCAACAAAGGAATCTTCCAATAGTTGGCGATGATTCTCAGGTGCGCTTGGTCGAGGTCGGCCCCAACCAACATTCGTCCAGGGGGCGCGGCGAAGATGGACTTCAACCGACCCTGCCCCTTGCGATTGCCGATGTTTTGAAGATTGGGACCGGAGCTACTCAATCTACCCACACTGGTGACATGGGCATTCCAGTTGCTGCGCACCCGCCCATCATCCCAAACCAACCCCAGCTTTGGGTCATCACGTCGACGACGCATCCGATAGAGCACCGTACCCAGTATCTTGTTCCGCTCTCTGCGAAACAGACGCAACTCTCTGATGAATGCCCCTTGCAGTAGGTCAAGGTTACCGCTCGCCAAGTGTGCTCGTAAGACTGCATCACCAGTTCCCGGCAACCCACTGTCGGTGTAGAAGTCACGGGCTTCGAGCGCAGGAGGAATACCAAGGTTCCAATGTGTGTAGAGCAGCTCTCGGATTTGATCGTAGCTCCCCGGTTTGAATTTGGTACCGACCTCAGGATCATCGTCATGACTCGCGGCTTTGACATCGAGCCTACCGAATCCCGCTTCGGTAACCATCTCTGCCAATCGCTTCTGGCGCTGCCGAACGGACGCTTCATACTCCATCTCGAGTGCCCAACGGGTCTCTTGGTCTACCCACACACCAGCTTTATGGAGACCCACACACATGTCTTGGGTTGCATGGTCAACCTCATTGAGATTGAACGGTTGTTGTGCTGGCCATGAACGCGGCTTCAGTTGCTCTGGCAGCGGACGGAATGCCCCAGCTGCTGCGGTTGCCTCAATGAGCGGCACCACAATGCGTGCGTTGACGACTGTATCAATGATGCAGTAGCGCAAAAGCTCGTCATCGTCTTGACTACCTGTTGAAATCTTGCTGCCCTTCTCCGTCGTCTCCCATCGATCCACGTCGGTGAGGATGCTGCCGATGGTCTTCAGACCTTTCGGGAGGTCGGGTGCTCTGAACCGTGCGGGGAACAGTGTATCGACAACCGGTTTCGGTGTGACACCGAAGTGATGTTCAATGACCATGCGATCATAGCTGTTGAAGTTGTGTCCGACCTTCACGAATCGTGGGTTGATGAAGAAATCAATCAGAACAGCACGGACTTGGGCTTCGGTTACTGAGTCATAGAAGCGTGTGACACCATTGGTCGATAGGAAACTGATGCCCACAGCCTTGGCTGTNGTCTCTCTTGATGCCGCGACCGCCTTACCAGTTNCATCCATGTCAGGAATCGCNATGGCAATGCAGCGNAGGTTGCATGTCAACGCTTCGATGCCATCGGTCTCCACGTCACAAGTGAAAAACGGTGCGTGCTGCGACAACCACTGTTGCAATGTTGCAGCGTCGGGTCTCCATAGAATCTCAGGCTCTGTCCACCGCAGCTGATCACTGAACCAACGAAAGGCTTTGCCCAAGTCCGCATGGAGAACATGTCGCCAACTTGGTGAGCGTCGGATGAAACTGGGGTGGAGCATCGGCAAAATACGATGGGTAGCTTGGTCGATGTCGGAGACGTTGAAGTCTTCATCAACACCAATGGGACCACCACGGGTGGCAATGATTGATTGGTGTCTGCCTGTCAGAGCCGTGGTTGCGGTCTTGCCCAGTGTGATGATGTCACGGTACGTGCTCGCCAACTGGAGGAGACCTGGGCGGCAGCACGTTGACGGATGTGGGACAGGGTCGTGCCCATTCTTTCGTCGGTCTTTGTTCATGCGGTCAAGTTGCTTCGCCATGCGTAACCAAGCACCACCACTCTGGCCCGGTGGCTTGCAGCAGATGACGTTGGTGAGGTCAACATCAGGCCTTCGATGGCCCGTTGCTTTCAGTGCATCAACCCATTCGTGACCACTGGGACCCACCAAGGGGCGACCCACCTGAACCTCTTCTGAACCAGGAGACTCCGCGACTGCAAGAACACGGGTCCCCTCATGCAACTCAGGGCCAACCGGTCGCCATTCGTTTTCACGAAGAACGCCAGCTGGCCCCAAGGGACAAACTTCACAACGGCAACCCAACTCACGAGGTTCAAACTGTAGAGAGGTTGCCATCGATACCTTAGCTGATGATGTTCTGAGCGTTGCTCATCATAGGTGCGGGAGGAAGTGCCACACCACCAACGCCAACACCATTGTTTGGTGCAGCAGGAAGTGGGGCAGGTGTCGCTGCAGCAGGGGCTGGCGCGGGGGTTGCAGCAGCAACAACGGTCTGCGGAGCAGATGCGTTCATTGGAGCGGCAGGTGCGTTCGCAACTTGCGTGGAAGCAGCGACAGCAGGCTTCGAACCATTTGCAATGAGGCTGTCGTATTGTGCTTGCTTCATGAAACCAACAACCTGGTGATACTTCGAGCCAATGTCCTTTGCATTGTGAAACTCGACGTAAACGGTGTTGTTGACCAGCCAGTCATCGGATACCCCACCAGCATCTTCCACTTGCTTGTTGGTGTAGCCAGCCGACTCAAAAATCGCCTTTGTGAAAGCAATCATTGCGTCAGCTTTTTCCTTGGTGATACCAGGATAGATGGTGGGTGGGTTGTCCGCATTGTACGGAGTGTTCAAGAAGGTTCTCGTGGTGTAGCCGCCTTCGAGAGTCAAGCTGACCCGACGAGAGAAGCTATTCTTTTGACCGTCTTCAACCGCAGTGATGGTGGCGGAGTAGTAGCCCGTCTTCGGTGCGGAACTCCCCGCAGCTTGGACAGATGTGAATGCGTGAGCAGGAATAATGAAAGTAGCCATGTGGCTCTCCAGTTTTGTGTTGTTGAGTGGCAAGATTGCCGGTTGAGGTTCTATGAAGTCGGAGGGGGTGGTGGAAGACTTGGTCCACCGGACGATTGTGATGCGGCTTCGGCTGCTTCGGTGAAGTCGAAGAGACTCTTGTTCTTTCGAAGGCGCAAGATGCCACGGGCAATGCCATCTTGGCAGGCCCACCGCAGATGCAACGGATGTGCGCTCATTCCAGCGACAGTTTGCGTAACCGCTTCGTGTGCGGGTTGACCTGCTGCAATCACGGAAGCAATCTGNTCTGCAACAGTGTCTTGCCACTCCAACCCGTCAAGCCGTCGCAACGAATAGTCGGTCGCGCTGGCGTTCAGGATTTCACGAAGGTTGCCGGGTGTGCGGTCGTAGCAAATGCCGTTGCGGTCGCCCGTGACCCACTCAGGGTCTTGGGGATCGCAGAAGTAGACCGATTGAAACCAAGGATCGGGATAGTTCGCATCGATTTGGGCACGAACAGTGATGTCACACCAGGATGGGATGACCTCAGTTTGATTTCGACTCGGAACGTCGGGACCACCGGGGCAATAGACACCGTCAGCGTTCATACCACCGGGCCGTTCATGGAAAGTCATGGCCATGTGGACACCCAAGTGTCGAGAGACACCAGCAAGGTGCAGAATATGCTTTGACAACTGTTGATACGCCCAAAACCTGTCTTTCTTCCCAGATCGACCTGTCGGCGACTGTTCTTCCCAAACCAACATCGATTGGCGGCAGATGTGGCTCGCATCATCGATGANGATGGCACCATAGTCNGATGCGCGGCCTGTCTCGCCCAAATCGTCGAGCATTCGGACCAGATCGGGAAGCGTCTGGGGTGGATCTTGGTGAACACACGGCGTGAATCCAAGTTCGTTCTCCGCGACCAGCATGATTGCACTGGGAACACCAATGCAAAGAGCTGTAGGGAAACAGGCGAGCACATCACTCGTCTTTCGTTTTTTCGGTTTGCCATAGACGGCAGCAAGCACCGTTGGGTGGGTGGACATGTTCGCTCCAGGCTCAGGGTTCAATGACACTATCAGTGTCATGCGTGGTCATCAAGTGAAATCGGAAAAAAGTTAACGTGTCGGTAATGACTATGGGCCAGAAAGGGCAGCTGGGCCATATTTACAAAGATCAATACCAGAACATTTTCCGTAGCGGTGGACACATGCAACTTCGTGCATGGCTTTGGGCCATCGGAAAAAGTCGGACTGCTCGAGGTCGAGTTTTGCAATCCCATGCTCCGCTCGCCAGAGCAACTCAGGCAAATGGCCGTCTCGATGTGGAGTCGGTGGGACAGTGGGACGTGAGACCGCCCACGGTTCTTGGGTCTGAATCAGATTGAGCATGAGACCCGCAAAGTTGGGCCAAATCTGAGCACCCATGATTCGAAACACCGCAAACCCACCGTCGATGGCGTAGGCATCAATGCCACTCTTGCTCGAGACTCTTGCCTGGTGCTTGTGATCCCAGACCCAAACCCGACCAAGTCGGTCCTCGATGACCATGTCAACTCGTCGGGTGATGAAGATGGGCTTTCCGTGGTCTTTGTGACCTGGACAGCTCAAGGGGGATGGGATGATGGGCTTCCCGTCGTAGGCAGTGAACCGTGTGGCAGGTGTGGCCGCTGTGCGCAGGTCCTCTTCGTTGCAATCATCGATGACCCATAGCCCCCATGGCCCCTCTAATGATTCCTTCCACCCCAAAACCGCAATGATTTGGTACTCGACAGCGAGCACACGCCCCGGAGGCTCTGGGTGTCGAGCCATGTATCGTCGAAACGTCTCAAGCATACGGTCGATGTAGTCATGACCCTGCTTGTTGTGATCGCACCACGTATGTAGTGCCTCTTCGGGTGGCAGGAATACAGACTCATCGTCGTGATAGCGTGTATCGACAATGACGCCACCCTGCTGACAACCCCAGATGGCGTGCTGATGCGCTTGGATGATGTGGCCCATGCTTCCTCGTGTCAGCGCACTGGCAGGGATGAGGTCGATGTTCAAGCGTTGGTCGTAGGCAAACTTCTGGGG